TATGTCGGCCGGAGTCTTCCAAGGATTCGTTGAAGGCTGGACATTCAAGGCATCATTTAATGAGCTCGCAATTACTCTTCTCATGTCGCCACTGGCCTACTCACTGCAAGCCATGCGATGGAACGACGTGCCAATAGTTGAGCAGTGGAATACCGTGTCGCCGACTTTAGAGTGGCAATATGCCACAATAGTCTCATAACGAAAGGGAACAAGAATGGCTAATCCAACAACTTACTTCGGCTGGGTCATGCCGACTGCGACAGATCTTGTCACTGATCTCCCGGCAGATTTTAACGTCTTTGGACAAGGCGTTGATACATCGATGCAATATCTGCTTGGTGGAACAACTGGTCAAGTCTTATCAAAGACTTCTGCAACCAATATGGCTTTCACTTGGCTAGATCCAGATATTATCCCATCAACTTACAGCGCAAAGACTGCTGCTTACACATTCGTCTCAGGTGATGAAGGCAATATCTTTTCAATGAACGCAGCTACATCGGTACAATTTAATATTCCGACGGACGCGACATTTAACTTTGCAGTAGGCACAGAGATCAACGTCTTTTGGATTACTGGCGTTGGTCAGCCAACAATCGGCGCAGTTACTCCGGGAACGACAACAGTTATTTCAACAGGTGCAACAAGTGCCACGCCTAAATTGCGTGTAGCCAACAGCGGTGCAACTTGTAAAAAGCTTGCTGCTAACTCTTGGATCATCTTTGGAGATATTTCGTAATGACTCCGATGCTCGGAATTATGTCATCGGCTGGTTATCCGCGAACATTTAGCGTTGATTACCTTGTAATTGCTGGCGGTGGTGGCGGTGGTCAAGATGATAATGGTGGCGGCGGTGGATCAGGTGGACTTCGTTGCACAGTGACGGCAACTGGTGGTGGCGGTACTTTAGAAACAGCTCTTACATTAAGCGCCACTACCAATTACACAGTAACAGTCGGCGCAGGTGGTGCGAATACTTCGACAGGAAGTAACTCAGTTTTTAGCACTATAACTTCTGCAGGTGGTGGATCAGGTGCTTCAAATAATCAAAACGCTGGAAATGGCGGCTCAGGCGGTGGTGGTGCAACGGCTGGCGGAAGATCAACTATTGGAACAGGAACGGCTAACCAAGGTTTTAACGGTGGAACAGTTGCAGGAACAGCAGCACCGGCATACGGCTCAGGCGGTGGCGGTGGCGGTGGTGCAGTAGGTGTTACTGCAACTTCAACTACTGGCGGCGCAGGTGGCTCAGGTGTTGCGACTTCGATTACTGGCTCATCAGTAACATACGCTGGCGGTGGTGGCGGTGGAGTAGACACTCCTTATGCTGCTGGTGCAGGTGGAACTGGCGGTGGTGGTGCAGGTTCTGCAACTGGCGTAGGGACGGCTGGCACAGCTAACACTGGTGGCGGTGGTGGTGGCGGTGCAACTCCGGGAAGTTTTGGCGGCGCAGGTGGATCAGGTGTAGTCATATTGCGCTACGCCGATTCTAAGACAATTACAATAGGCGCAGGTTTAACTGGCACAGAATCGGCAGCAAGTGGTGGATATAAACGCGCCACGATTACGGCTGGTACTGGAAATGTGAGTTGGGCATAATGGCACACTACGCATTTATCACAGATGGCATCGTCACCGAAGTTATTGTTGGCATTGATGAAACAGAAACAATCGAAGGCCTAGACACAGAAACTTGGTACGGCAATTTTAGAGGCCAAGTCTGCAAGCGAACAAGTTACAACAATCGCATCAGATTTAACTATGCAGGTATTGGCTATTCATACGATGAAGCCAGAGATGCTTTTATTGCTCCTAAATGTCACGATGAAGCTGTGTTAGATGAGGCTACTTGCAGATGGATCTGCGCTAATCCAGAGCACAATGTCAAAATATCCTGACGGCACTGTCGCTCGGATTATTGAAGTTGCACTGGCAGAAATCGGAACAGTAGAGACTGGCGATAATCTGACAAAGTACGGCCAATTTACAAATGCCGATGGATTGCCTTGGTGTGGATCATTCTGCAACTGGGTATTTGACCAAGCTGGTGTCAAGATTCCGTCAATGGTCTCGACGGCTGCCGGTGCTCATAAGATGAAAGAGCTTGGCCGATGGATTGAATCTGCGCCGCAGCTTGGCGACTTATGCTTTATGGACTTTCCACACGATGGCATCGATCGAATCTCACACATCGGCATCGTGGTAAAGGTTGGCAAGATTAGCGTTCTGACCATCGAAGGCAACACGTCCGGAGACGCAGATCAGCGAAATGGCGGCATGGTCATGCTCAAGCGTCGCTATATTGGCAAGGAAATTGTGGGTTTCGCTCGCGCTCGGTTGGTCACTTATGCAGGAGAATATCCAGTGGTCGAGCCACTTCCTATGGCAAAGCCGAAAAAGGAGAAAAAGAAATGACACAATTCAAAGCAATAGCGGCATCATGGGTAAGAAGTTCAGTTGCAGGAGCACTAGCCGTTTATCTAACAGGCAACACCAATCCAAAAGATTTAGCAATGGGGCTAGTAGCTGGCATTGTTCCAGTATTAGCAAGATGGGCTAATCCAAACGACATCTCTTTCGGTCGCCAGAAGTGAGTGTAGGCGAATGGACGGCGGTGGGTGGGCTTGTTATTGCGGTGCTCACTGCCATCTATTCGTCGATGAGATTCATGGTGAAGTCGATCATGCGAGAGTTGACTCCCAATGGTGGCAAGTCACTCAAGGATCAAGTCTCGCGCATTGAGGCACGATTAGATCAACTGATGCTGGAGATTGCTCTTAAGAAATAGACACGCCGAGAGGCATTCTTGCCAATGTCAGCCATTGATGTCACTCTTCTTCTGGGAGCATAGACAAGGCTCTCACGGGAGCAAAAAATGAATGAAGCATCAATTATCATAATGATGGGCATCGCTGGATTTCTATGGGCGGTGGCCGCCTACACAGTCGGAGTTAAGGAAGGCGAGCGCAGAGGCTACGCCAGAGGCCGGGCAGTTGGCCGTCACGCAGTATCAAAGGAAGTGACTCGATGAGCTTCTTAGATAACTACGAAGATGTTGCAACACGCATTCAACGATTCTGGGCTACACACCCAACTGGCAAGATTCACACATCGATCACAGACATCGACATCAAGGCCGGTTATGTATTGGTCGAGTGTCGCGTCTATCGTGAGTTTGAAGATGCCGAGCCATCTGGCATCGACTTTGCATTCGGCAACGTGGCAACCTATAACGTCCAGATGAAAAAATGGTTCGTTGAAGACACAGTCACATCGGCAATCGGCCGCGCAGTGGGTCTAGTGCTTGGAGCCGATAAGCGGCCAACAGCTCAAAACATGGCACAAGTTGAGCGAGTGGATCAGAGCATTGTTAAGTTATCGGCCGATGATTATGATCCGTGGACTGGCATGAATGCAGTCAAGCCAATCGGCGATGTGATTCCTGGAGTCGCGGAAGCTTTACTACCTAATGCCGTAGTGGTCAATCCTTTAGATCCAACTCCGCGATGCACGCATGGATCAAGAGTCTGGAAAATGGGCGAGAAAAATGGCAAGGCGTGGGCTCATTACAAGTGCCAAGAGGCCAATCGAGCCAATCAATGCGCTCCAATCTGGTACGTCGTTGGAGCCGATGGCAAGTGGAAGCCACAAGTCTAATGGGCGATATTGAAATACACACAGCCCAAGGCTGGGTCAAGCTCAATGACATCATTCAAGGGCAAGAGACTTGCACAATCTGCCTAGCGGTGGAAGGTGCAGAAGGTGCTGGCTATGTCAAGTGTGATCCACCTGAGCTTATGATCTATCTATGCCGAGCGTGTAGGTCAACATGATTAAGATGCACATGTCGGCCGCCGATGAGTGGGCTATTCATGAACGGGCAAGTCACGTCGTCTTTGCTACCGATGGCAATCTTGGCACTATTCAGTATTACAACAAACTCAACAACTATGAACGCGTGGTCGAATACGCCGAATCTATAGCTGCCGAGTTATGCGTAGCGCGCTACTTCGGACTTGATTTTGACATCAGTGCATCACAGGGCAAGCGCAACGCCGATGTGGGCAAGGCCATCGAAGTCAAGTGGACTGCCTACGTTGGCGGCAATCTCATCGTTAGCCCTGCCGATCGAGACAATGATGTGGCAGTGCTAGTTGTTGGCAAGTCGCCGGAGTATTTCATCGCTGGCTGGCTACCGGTGAGCTTTGCCAAGCGCAAGCGATTTAAGAATCCACGTCAAGATACATGGTGGGTGGATCAAAGCAATCTCAATCCGATTGAAAATTTAACTAGGAGTGAGTATGCGGCAACTGCAATTTGATTGCTCAATATGTGCCAAGCTTTACGGAGACGGGCGCAAGATGCATGGGCTAACCAAGAGCGCAGAATTAACGCTCAATGAATGGTTCACTCAATGCTCTGGGTGCGGTGCATTCGGCATTAAGATCATTGATGATGAGATGGTGGCTGGCCTTGGATAGATATCCACAGGGCTATCCACAGGCAGGTGTGGACAAAGCGACACACCGATTTCAATCCTTGACAAGATGCAGCTCTATCTGGCTATACTTAAAAGATATATATATCTTAATAAAAGATAAAGAAAAAAAGATAAAAGAAAATAACTTAAATACTTATAAAAGCGTCATAATTCTGTCAATTCTCATATTGACCACAATGCCGGTAAATGCGGCTAATGCAGTAGAACAAAGCGATTTACTCAAGCTTTACGCTCATTCAAGGATAATCAGTGATAAGCAATATCAATGCTTCTATCAGCTCATTACTAAGGAAAGCAACTGGAGAGTAGATGCTAAAAATGGATCTCATTACGGTATAGGCCAGATGCGAAATAAACGATATGCAAAGCTCGATGGGTTTAGCCAGGTTGATTGGTCTATTCGCTACATTACAAAGCGATATGGTTCGATGTGTAATGCGTGGAGATTCTTCAAGGATAAGGGCTATCACTAATGAAGATAGTCGTGTTGATGGGAGCACCCGGATCGGGTAAGTCCACATGGTTAGCGGCTAATAAAAGCAATCCTTGTCATATAGCCAGCACACAAGCAATCAGGGTCAATCGTGAGATAGATCGTGGTGCATATATGAGAGCGATGCAGATTAAGGCTATCAAAGCTGCAGAAGGTGGGCTCGATCTATACTGCGATGGAACACACACAATCACAAGCCATAGACTTATATGGCTCAACTTAGCTAAACGCTTAGGCGTAGAGTCTAGGCTTGTATGCTTCTCTACATCACTGCAACTCATGCTCATGGCACAGACACAGCGACTCTATCCAGCACCGAGGCATATCGTCATCGATCATCACAAGCGATTCCAGAAAGCTATGATTTTATGTAAAGATGAAGGTTGGGATTCCATAGAGACATTGGTCAGATGATGAGTAATCAAAGCGCAAGGGCTAATGGTGGTACGAGAGCGTGGTCTAAAATACGTGAACGGATACTGATTCGTGATGGCTATTGCTGCCAGTATTGTGGATCAGAAGATGCAACTACCGTTGATCATGTGCTACCTATAAGCAAGGGTGGCACTGATGATCCGGATAACCTTGTAGCAGCTTGTACTAGGTGCAATTACTCGAAAGGAAACAGAATGGGTCAGTTTTTTGGACAGCCAAGGACAC